TATACATTGATACATATATATATACTATGTCACAAACAATTACGTTCGGAGAACTCACATTTGAGTTCTCAAAGACTGTACCACTAGTCGGAGGGGTGACTGAGAATAAACCCTTCGATTATCCAACCGAGGTACGGTATGAAAACATCAACCCCCAGGTTAATATTACACGGGCTACGGACCCTCCTCGCACCTTTTACCCAATTAAGGGTGCCGTCGTTGAAGGAGTTCCAATCCAGGTAGTTGCGCAGAGTGAAGGCGCCACTCTCCATGCTGTAAAGAAACGTTGTGACCATAAGCCTAATGCGGATGTTGGAGCTAAGTTTAAACGTGGACACGACCTCCTCATGGACAAAATCCATGAGAGGGAAACCATCAAGCTCGACGCAGAGGCTATTGGCGCTTATCTTGACGAGATGAGCGGACAAAAGCGTGAGAGGCTACAGGCGTGCTTGGACTCTATGGACTTCACGCTACCTGGATACACGGACAAGACCGTGTTTGCAAAATCGGAGGTTTTGGTTAAGGCTGACGGATCTCAGCCACGCATTGTCTACCAGGGTGGGGACATGTATAATCTTGTAATGGGATCCGTTGTCTATTATTTGTCTCGCCGTATTGCAGGAGAGCTGAACAGGAAGAACCCAAGGAACAAAGGGAATGAAGTCATTTACTGTGTTGGCATGACTGCAGACGAGATAGCTGATATTGTGCACCATACCCCGGGCAATGTCTTTGAGAACGATTTCAAGAACAACGACGGAACTCAACCCGCCGGTGTCAGGAAATGGGAAGCCATGTTTTATTACAAACTTGGCGCGCCAAAGTGGTTCGTTCGTGAGTTTGCTCACAACACCAGCGTGCGGGTATTCACGCGTTACGGTGTTAAGGGAACAGTGAAGGGACAACGCTGGAGTGGTGAGGTTACTACCACCACTGGCAACGGATATGTGAATGCATGCACTTCACTCGCAGCACTTGAGCAGGCAGGGATCACGGAGAGCACTACTTTGGTATACGGGGATGATGGATTAACGTACACATCGCAGGATCGCACGCCAATCAAGGAGGCGTTCGATGATGTGGCGGCAGGGTCTGGTATGAAAACTGAAGGAAAGATCGTTGACGTTCGCGAGGCAGGCACGTTCCTACGCAAGCGTTTCGTACCAAGCTTTACAAAAACTTTCCCCGTTCCATCTTTTGGTCGCGTGGTGTGCAAATTACCCGTCCGGGCAAACAACAACCGGGCGGTGTCAGATGAAGATTATATGGCCGGCAAACTCCTGTCGGCTGCTTATGAACATCGCCACGTGTCCCAAGTAAGAGAACTTCTGCTAGACACAGCTGAGCAACTATCGAGCAAGCCTTTCCTTGATTTTAGGAATCAGGCTTGTGCGTATAAGTTTACTGCAGCAGAGCTTAAAGACATGACAGTCAATGCTGACGTTATCGACCCCGATTGCTTCCACTCTTTTTTGAAGAAAGTCTATGGTATAGACCAGGATGGCTTAGTGGAATGCTACAGGTCCGTATGTGATGGAATACTCGGCTTTCAGCGAGTCAATTCCCGCAAGGGTCGGAACACTAATACTCCCATCATCGCGCCAAAATTGCCAAGAGCGTTATGGGATACGCAATTTGAATCTATCGTGTCTGTTGATGTCTCTCTGTAGTGAGTTTCGTGGCAGTCCGAGGGGAGTTTTGGTCGTTTCTCCCCCCGAAACCAAATAACAAATTACCC